AAGTTTCCAGTCTGCGAGGATCCGAGCGCGGCGCTCCACCAGGTTCCCTGGACAGTGTTGATGCATTGAGCGCTTGCGCCGGTGGCTAACAGTAGTACTAGACCGAGGACTTTCAGGAGTGCTTTCATGCTCTTTCCTTTCTTGATCAGCGCCTTTATAGCGCCAAACCTTACCAGGGGCCGCCAGGGAGGGGATCTAGCCTTCCCTGCCGTAATCACCCTACCCACCCGGGGATCGTACGCCAGACCGGCTAGAACCTAAAGCGGTAACCGTAATTAAGCCCGTCGCCGGTTCCCTGGACAATGTTGAACTGCCCGGTGGCAATCGAGTTGATGTAGCCGGTGGCCACCGAGAGCACCTTGAGTGTCGTGTTGTGGCTGATCGAGACGGTGCCGCCGTTCGAGATCGGCGTCGATCCCGTGGTCGGCGTGGATCCGTCCGTGGTGTAGTACATCGCAAACCCGGCGAGGCCGGAGTTCGAGTTCGACACCGTGACCGTCTGAGTTTTTTGGTACGTGCCAGCAACCGGACTGAAGGTTGCCGTCGCCACCGTGAGATGCGTGGCCGTGAAGTTCACGCCGGTGATGCTCGATCCGCTGATGGTCTCGCTCGCGTTCGTCGGCGAGAAGCTGTAGCCGGTCAGAGAAGGCGTGATGGTGTAGCTGCCGTTCGAGAGACCGGAGATCGTGTAGTTGCCGGATCCGTCGGCCGTGGTGCTGCCTGAAGACGTTCCGGTGTAAGAGACCGTGGCACCGGCGACACCGGCACTGCCGCTGATCGAGTAAGTTGCCGCATACAGCAAAACGATTCCGACGGGGCAGTTGCCGGAAAGATTCGTGCCGACGTTGTATCCAGGATTGCTGATCGCCGTGATGGCCGCGGTGATCTTGTCCGCGGACCCGAACCACTCGCCAAGAACAGGATCTCCGTTTTCAAACGCGCGGATGGTGAATCCGTTGTTCGGAACGGCTTGCTCGTTGTCGTTCGAGGTTTCACTGTAGAAGGTAACGGCAACTTCAATTGCCTGCGCGAGCGTCGAAGTGGTCTGCGCGTACAGGTTGCGAGTGCCGCTGCCAGCGTATTGCGAGTTGGCCTGGTCGAGCGTGAAAGCGATGGCCGATTGGTAGTCGAGAGCGCAGGACACGAGATAGGTGCCGCTGGCGCTCTTTGTCGGCGTGATCGTCAAGCTAGTTTGCGCCGAGGTGTTCGTGGCCAGGAAGCAGTACAGGTAGATGCCGCTGCTTGGATTCGACGTGAACACCTGGGTGTAGGTGTTGCTCCCGCCACTCGCGTTGTCTGTGCATCCCGTGCAGGTTCCATGGTTATCGATGGACGCGACCCACACGACGATCTGATCGCCTGCGCCGACAGGATTCGCGAATGCCGGAAGCGAGGTTCCGAACGCGCCGATCTGCCAGCCGGAACTGTATTGCACCACCGCGGGGTTCGCAGGACCGCCTCCGGCAAACAACGACACGGTGGTGGCTGTCAGAACGCTCGAGAAAATTCCAAAACCGGCATACCCACCATTGTTGATGTAGTACTGCCCATCTACGATGGAAGTGAGCACCGATCCGTTCTGCGAAATGCTTAAAGTGTTTCCGCTGATCGACAGGCGAATCACGTCGTTCGCAGCGATGGTGATGGCTTGCGTTCCGAGACTGTGCAAGCCACCGCTGACGCGAGCATAGAGAGTCGCGGTCTGTGAGCTGGGCGAACTCGTGGTTCCTTGCAGAACCAGGAAGTAACTGGTCTGAGCGCCTGGCACCTGGCGAACCACGAGGTAGACGTAGTCAGTGCCGGGAATCGCGAGCGAAGGAATCGTGACTTCCGCGTACTGATCGGCCGGAAGAATTTGGCCGCTGTAGTACATCAGGCAGTTCGTGCTCGCGGAAGATCCCTCGCAAAGATTTCCCGCGACTGCTTTCAGCGCAGAGTAGCCGGGGATGGTGGTGAAGTTTCCGCCATCGCTCAGTGGATTCTCGACGGTGCTGAAGTTGTACGAAAAATATTGAATCATGGTTCCCCCACCTTAGAACCGAAACCGATAACCGTAGTTGAGCCCGTCTCCGGTGCCGCTTGGCGCAGGCTGAACCGGCCCCAGCGAAACCGACGACTCGTGACCCGGCCAGTTACGAATGCGAACCCAGTCGACCAGGATTTCTGGAAGCACCGTGTTCTTGTAAATGAAAAAGACCGCCGAGAATGCTGTGTTGTAGGTGATGTTCGCAGGCGTGGCCGACGCCGTGTGTCCGTCGACAGCGAAAGTCACCGTGGTGCCGTCCCAGAATGTTTGCGCCTTGTGGTAGTTGGTGGTGTCGAACGGCGCGCCGCTGATCGTGTTCCAGCCTACGAAAGTCCCACCATCGAAATAGCTTTGCTGCATCACGCTGTTCTCGGCCGAGATCAGAAAAGAATTGTCGAGGACGTTTCCTTCTCCCATGCCGAAGTCTGTTGTGTTCGTCGACCCGCTGGTGCAAGCGCTCTTAAATCGCACATAGCCTTCGCACACGATGTTCTTCGGGAAGCCGGTGGAACCAGCCACACCTGTCGTGCTGTTGTTCGACAAACCCGTCCCTGAGATATCCGCGATACTTCCCGACACGGTGATGGTGAGGTTCGAGCCAACCGACCACTTCTGCAAATTCAGAGAGCTGCCGTCGAAGCCGTCCCAGAAATCAAACACGTAGTCGGCATTGTTGCGGATGTCCTGGACGACGGACGATGGAGCCAGCATGACTCCGGCCTGAAACGTCGCGGTGTTTCCGAAAGCGCATCCGCAATAGAGTTGGACCCATTGCGATCCGACCTGAATCGGGTGACCGCGGTGAGCGTCCCACGCGTCCCAGCGCGAGGCTGCACCGGCGGCAAAAGTCATCTTGTTCGATTTGGTGAAGGTCACCCAGTCTGTCGTGGTGACGTAGCTCTGGCCCCACGGTTCGCCGAGGTTCTGAGTCGCAGGCCCGGCGGTGTATCCGATGTAGTACGTGTTGCCGAATTTCCCACCGTACCAACTGTCCGCGGCGTACTGGTAATCGATGGAGCCGATTGAACCGCAAGGGATGACCGGATTTCCGCTGGATTTCGTCCACGGGCCGGTGATCGCCGGAGCAGTAGCGAAACCAACCTGCTCGTTCCCTCCGCTTGGACCAGCGCCGGAGCTCCCGGTGTAGAACATCGCGAAGTTGCCGTGGCCGTCGTAGTTCGGAATCAGACACGGTTCAAAGACCGCGGTGACATTCGAGTCGAAGGTCCAGCCGGTGGTGACTGTCGGATCGCTCGTGTGCATGAGTCCGATAGCTTCGCCCGACGTGCGGTTCTCGAAGACGCAGTAGTAGGTGCTGCCGACGAGGATGAGGTTCTCGGGAGTGATGGCCGTAACGGCCGTGCCGGAAGTGGTGATGTAGTTGTCCGAGTGACTGAACGGGCCGATGGGCGGAACAGGAGTGGCGGCTGGCGCGATGGGCGTGCCTAGATTGTTGCCGTAATACAGATAGGCCACGTGGTTCGACGTGTCGGCCAGATCGACTTTGAACCAGATGCTCGCCGAGGTGCCGGAGGTCCAGGACTCGATGAAGTACGGAAGGATCGTCTGCTTGTCCGCATCGGTGATGCGAACGTCGACGCCACCGGCCAGGCACGCATTGTAGTTGAATGTGCTGTCTAGCAGGATGTTGACCTGCAATCCCTTCGTCGCGCCTCCAGCATTGGAGTACGTGACTGGAATCCGGTAGCCCCAGCTACCGGGTTCGTTTGGCAGCGTGTAACCCATGTCATCGGCTAACTCAGCAGAATCTTTCCAATGATCGACGGCGAGCTTCCGCCGCTGAACGTGGTCAAGTGCAAGCGCACGAAGTTCACCAGGTTCGGAAGCTGCGCGAATGTTTCGTTGTAGCCGCTCGTGGTGGTCGCGGCCGAACCGATGAGCGTGTATTCAGAGTCCTGGTTCGAGATCGCGCCTTCGAGCTGGATCGAGATGGAGTTCGGAGCAGATGGGCAAGTGTACGACCAGGAGATCCCATAGCCTCGGCCAATGGTGTTCTGAATCGCGAACGCTGCGCTCTTGTACGCGCCCGATGGAGACGGAGTTTCGACAACTTCCGCAGGCACGCTGATCGCATAGCCGGTGTCCGCAGTGGTTCCCTGATTTCCAGTTGTGAGCGGGAAGGTGATCGTGCCGATTCCCGTGGCCGCAGTGATCGAGACCGAAGCGATGGCGATGCCGGTGGTCTGATTCAATCCGCCAGCGCTGTTCGACGTCGCGTACGTGTAGATCTTGTCGCCGACGGCGGGGATAAATCCTTCCATGATCGCAACTGTCAGCGTGACCACGTTCGAGGACACCGAGTCCGAAGTGATCAGCATCTTGCAGGGTGGCTGGTTCGGCAGCGATCCAAGTGCGTAGGCCGGGCGGCCCGGGATCAACATCTGAGTAATTGCGTTGGGAGATCCGTCGTAAGCTGGCATCGGGATGCGCCTCCAAACAAAATTGGGAGCCAGTCCCGATTTACTGGCGATTCGGGTACGAGTGTAGTTCAGCCGTCAGCTTTTCGCAACGGAAGTGTTTGGCCCTGGCGCGCAGCCGACGCTGCGCCGCGCGGTTCTTGCATGCCTCCGAAAAATAAACGCGGGTGCCGCGGTCATTTTGTATGACACGTTCGCCGCACCCGCAGACGCAGACTTCACTCCGCGTCGATGGCCTTGCGCTTGAGGGTTTTGAGTTCTGCCTCGAGAGCTGTTCGCTTTTCACTGGGTGTCTTGAGCGCCTCTAGGCGTGCCTCGGCATCGCGGATCTTGCTCGCAATGCGGTCAGCGTTTTTCGCCCTCACTTCCCTACGGATGGACTTAGACAGAATCTCCAGCCACTCGGGTGTGTCGACGCCCAACTCTAGGAACTCGCCCAAATACATGCGCGCATCCGCGGATGCTGTCACCAGCTCCTCGAGAGTCGCACGCTTGGCATCGAAATTCTTCAGGTCAAGCATTGGCTCGCTTCTCCTTTCTTTTCGAGATTTCCCTCACTGGTTGGGTGAGCGTTCGCTCAACCGACCAATCTTTGTAAAGCCTGCGAAACAGGACCACTCTCGAAATTCCGGTTCTCTCAGCCCAAGTCGTCACCGAAAGAGTGACGCCTTGAAACGTGAGCCAGTGAGTGTTCGATCTATTTCGACTGTTTGTCTTGCGCGTGGCCCAGATCACGTTCTCAGGAGAGTAAGGACCGTCGTTATCTTTTCTCTCTAGGGTATGTCGTGGGCTTGGTCTGCGCCCCATGTCTGCCAGAAAATTCTCGTAGGAATCCAGCCATCGCTGGCATATTTTTATCCCCCGGCCACCGTATCGATGGAACCATGGATGCTTCGGATTCAAGCACCGAGTCTTCATCCCTGCCCAGATTCGATACTCTACTGTGTCGCCCGTCCACTTGCTCTCGCCGTGCGTTCGCATCGCTTTCCTTTGTACTCATCCGATAGCTTGAGGAGTTTGGTCTCCATTATCTCATCGACAAGCGAGTACCTGTTCGTTCTCATGGTCTGAACAAGATTGGGAATTGAATAGGCGTCGAGTTTCACTCTCCGTAAATCAAAAATGTGCATGTCGATGCCTGCCGCTTCCATCGGATCGGTCAACTTCCTCGGATCGTCGCCCTCGGTGAGGAACAAGTACACCGGCACTTCCTTGTCGACCAGCTTCGAGTAGCTCTTGTAGACGTCAGGAAACGACGGCGCGGTGTTGTGGCCGCCGTCAGAAACAATGGCGATCCCGTCGACCACGTACTTGCGCTCCTGGAGCGATTTCAAGCCGCATCCGATGGAGGTCCCGCTTCCACCGGCCTCGATGTGCCTGGTTGCTTTCTTGATCATGCTCAGATCGCAGCCGGTCACGTCGATCACCTGCGGGAGCGAATCGAAGAAGACCAGATGCACCTTGCCCTTCACCATTGAAGTCAGAACCGCGGCGACTTCCTTGGCGATCTGGACAGCCCTGGACATACTCGGCGAGCGATCACCGAGCACCGCCCAGTTGCCGTCGACGTTCGAGAACTTCTTCGTCTGCTTGGCCTGCAGCTTGTTGAGATCCGCGGCGAGATCTTCGTCGCCGATGTTCTCGGCCGCGGTAGTGGCCTTCAGCACGTTCGCGGTGCTGCTGGCGGATTTGCCGAGCGCTTCCTCGAGCGCGCCGCGAAGCGCCGGATTCGTTTTCACGCCCAGGCGCTCGAGCTTCTTCATGCTGGTGACGAGCTCCGTCGCGGTCATGCTCTTGATCATCGCCAGGACCACGTCGGGATCCTTCGCCTTGTCGCCGAGCGCGCCGGTCACCGGCAAGAACGGCAGCTTGTAGGTGAGGATCATTCCCGCCGCTTCCTTCGGCGACATGTTCTTGAGCCCGGCGACGAGCTCGAAGAGCCCACCAGGCGGATACGCGAGCTTCTCCTGGCCCTTCCGGCGGAACAGGCACGCGTCAGTACGCTTGTCCACCGGCGGATAACTGAGCAGCGCGAAGAGTTCGCGGAGCGTCTCGCGATGCTGCAGCATGGTGCGTTCCCACTTCGGCCAGTTCTTCTCCTGGAGGTGGAACCTGGCGACGAGTGTCCGCTTGATCATGGTCATGCGGTTCATCGGCCGGGTCTCGAGCACGAACCGGTAAGCCTTCAGCATGTCGCGCGGATTCAGAAGCGTGAGGCACGCGAGCGCGTTCTCGACAAACTCTTCGTCGAGGTTCTGGTTCATGAGCGCGATCACCGGCAACGCGGCTTTCGTGTCACGCACCTGGCCCTTGTCCTTGTTCCACACCAGCAAGTGCGCCAGGAAATCTGGATGTTCGCGCGCGGCCGCGTAACCCACCGGCACGTACTGTTTGAGATCTCCATGTTCGCTCTTCGCGAGCTCCACAAAGATCTGGTTCCTACTAAGCCCCGTTTCCGCCATGACTCACCTTTCCTTTCTCCAATGCTTCTTCAGGGAAGCACACTTTGTTCCTGTCGACGATGTACTTCTTGAGGGTCTCGAACTTTTCCGCCGGGCTCCCGAGCCAGCGGTGGACCTGTTCGAGGAAGATTAGCGGATCTCCGCTGCCTTTCCGTTTGTTGCAGCGCCTGCACGCCGTCAGGAAATTCGTGTGATCGTTCTTTCCGCCTTGCTCGAGCGGGACAAGATGATCGACGGTCATCAGTGTTTGTCCCATCTTTGCGCCGCAGTAGACGCAGGCGAAATTGTCGGCCGCCCAGATCTTCTGTTGGATCTCGCCAGAGATTGCGTAGCGCATCTTCCGGTGGAAGACCTTGCCTTCGCCCTCCTGGACGTAGATCTGCGGATCGTCGCTGTAGCGGATGAAGTCCGACCACTCCTGAACCGTGGGCTCGAGCACCACGATGTTGTGCTTCAGATAATCGTCGCGCAGCGTTGGCAGCAGCAGCAGCGCGCTGACGTCCGCGCCGCCGACGCAGATCCCGTTGATCCGCAGGTTCGATCCGACATCGCCCCAGAATGCGTGGCGGTGCTTGAACTCCAACAGGTAGAAACGGTCTCCAGCAGCCATGCGATCCTCCAAAAAAAAAGAGGGCCGGGAGGATCTTCTCTCCCGGCCCCTTGGACGTTTTAACGTGCGCCGCACATTTTTTCCATCAGTTAAGGAAAAAATGTCTAGGGGCCTTGCGTCGATCTCGAGGGAGGTTTCCCTCCATGGCATTCAAAGTGTCATGTACTCGAGTTCAGTAAAGGCCTTTTTCACCTGGCCCTGCGTTGCGTGTGGAGATTCCCTTTCGGAAATCATGTGCCTTTTCCAGTTAGGCTAGTCCCCCGTAGTTGGGGGGGGGACCTAGGACTCGAACCTAGATGAAAGGCCTTTCGGCCATTCGCATGTATCCACTTGCGGTAAGGGCCAGCTTCAATTGGCCGCGCGTCGAAGGTGATTTGTTTTGGGTGCCTCACACCTTACGATGTGAGCGGCGAGGATCATTCGTCGGCAGCGGCCCCCGGAGTCCCCCGCTGCGCGGGAAGGTGGCCAACGATTACTCGCGAGCCCCCCAATGGATCCGGGTCTTGAAATCACTTTCAGTAGCAGCCAAACTTTTGATCTCGAGCGTCGTATCGGCTCCCCTTGCGGGGTGACACATGATGGGAGTCGAACCCACCACATTCTGATTACGAATCAGATGCTCTACCAATGAGCTACATGTAAAGCCGAAGCAGTATCGAGATCAATCGAAAAATAGGGGTTTATCTACCTCTTCGTCAACTGATTTTTTCGATGATCGCCTCGGGCGGCAAAGTCACTGAGTTGATGCGCTTGGGAAGTCGCTTCCTGTCGAGTTCGCTCGTGAAGGTGCTCTCGAACTTGCCGACCTGCACGCGGTAGTTGAAGATGCGCTTCGGGATCTTGTGGCCGATCTCCCGCTCGACAACTTCGCGCGTGAAGATGCTGGCGCGCCAGACCGGATCGGCGATGAACTCTTCGAGACGTTCCACGCGCTCCTCAAAATTTTCGATGCCCTCGAAGATGTCTGGACTCGATTGCCACCCGCGGTTGTATCCGTAGAAGCCCAAGTGCGAACACTTGGTGATTCCCGGCGAAGCGGTCTGCGTGCGGTCCAGATCGAGAACGCGCTGGATCAGTCCGTCCTGCTCGTAGTGCGCGATGGCCGCAGGCTGGTTCAACTTGCTGCCCTTGAAATTTTCCTCGATGTACTTCTGCATGTTCGCGTAGTACCGCGGCGAAGCGTGCTGGACGACGAGCTCGAGCTTCTCGCGTTTGAAGCAGGTCCCCACGGCGTAATACCAGGGCTGGAACATCACGTCGTCGACGAGCGGCGCGTAGCGGTTGAAGACCCAGGCCATCGATGCGAACAGCTCTGGACAATCCTCGTTGATCTGCCGGTGCCAGCTAAAGAAATCCTGGTGAACCATCACGTCGTCTTCGACGTAATAGATCACCGGCCAGCCTTCGTTGTACACCGTGCGAAACGCTTCCATGGCGTTGTACGTGTTGCCGATGTAGTCGTGATCCGGCACGAAGTTCACTTCGCAGAGACCCATTCCATTGACCGCCAGGAGCAGCTCGGGATCTTTCCAGGTGCCGCGATCAGGAAACACCAAGATAGGCATCAGCGGATCTGCCAGGCGAATGCGCTTCAGACAGCAGCGCAGATGCTCCGGCCGCTTGTAGGTCGTGACCACACAGATCTCTTTCAGCAAGTGCTCGCTCATCACTTTCTCCACAGGTACGCGGCTTCGTACGGACCTTCCGATCCACGGGCCAGGTAATAGCTGCACTTGAAAATGCTTTCGAGTTTTTCGATGGTCCTGGCGTACAGACTCGGATCAGATCCGGTCCAATGGTGGAACTCGAGATAGCAGAATTTGATCTGCTTCAATTTTTCCGGTGAAGCGGCGAGGAGCATTTCGTACTCCGCGCCTTCGATGTCGATCTTCACGCAGTCCCAGGTCCGGTCGCCGATGGCATCGTCGAGAGAAACGCAGCGCACTTCCACGGCGTTGTTAAAATCATCGTCGGTCCAGCGCACTCCGTTTGTCGGCACGCCGCCGTTGTAGCAGGTAACGTCGGTGTTGATCACCTTGTGGCCGATGTACGGAATGTTTCCAGTGAAGGTCCACACCGCGGCGTTGATCGGCGTGATCAGATCTCCGTTCGGGATCTCGTCGACCATTTTCACCAGCAGAGAATAGACCTGCTGGAACGGTTCGTACGCCACCACCCTGGCACCGTGAATCGCGCAGAATGCCGAATAGATCCCAGCGTTCGCGCCGATGTCCAGGACCCACTTTCCCGGCCACGGTTTGAAATAGCCGTTAGCCGCAGCCCAGGTCACCGAACCACTCAGCACGATCTCCCGCACCGCGTGATAGTTGTCGGCCGGATCATGCGCGTGGGTGAACTGCGGAAATCTCGCGGCCACTTCGGCCCACACACAATCGCGATCTCTGATCTCTTCTGGCGTCATTCTTTTGTCCCCGTCAACGCGTAACGAAGTTCGTGAGTCGGCGAGATCTCTTCTGGTTCGGTGAGTAGCGGCATATCCAGTTGTTTGGCGACAAGTTCGGCCAACTGTAAATTGGTCAACTCCTCGCCGACGATGTGGTAGGTCTCGCCTGGGATGGCCTTCGGCAGAAGATTCAGAAGCCGGTTGCAGAACTCGTCGACGTGAATCCACTGGCGCGAACCGATCCGGCCGCGCCTGTGATAGATCTTCACCGGCTTACCGGCCATGATCGTGTCCCTGATGATCGGCACCGCTTTTGTTGGATCTTTCTGGAGTATGTCCCACACGCACTGCGTCCGCACGATGATCGCTGGCAATCGATACGAGCGGTAGTAGGTGTAGGTCAGTAGCTCTCCGGCCGCTTTCGTCGCCGCGTAAGGATTCGATGGCTTCATCGGCGACTCGAGACCCAGGTAGCCTTTGTCGCATCCGCCGAGCGCTTCGGCCGAGGAGATGAACACGAAAAGGCTGGGATGCAAACGGCGCGCGAGTTCCAGCACATTGTACGTGCCGAGAATATTGTCCTGAACAAAAGGCCATGGGTTATCGACGCTCTGGCGCGCTTTCACGTTCGCACCGAAGTGGATGAAAATTTTCGGCGACGTCCAGCTCGCCAGGTAAGGCGGCTGCGGCTCTCGGAAATCCCAGGTCTCTCGACCAAGATTCGCAACCTCTTCGTGTCTACTTCTCGCGATTTGCATGAAGTGCGAACCGATGAATCCTGTTCCCCCAGTGATCAGAATCAAAACGTCACCTCCGGTTTTTTTCGTCCTTGGCGTCCGTCGAGCGAATAGACGCGATCCAGATGTCCTTCGGGAACGTACAGCGACAGCCGCCACTGCGGTTCCTTGAACGCGATCCCTTCGGTCACCAGGCATTCGATGTGGTCCCGGCCGTGGATGAACTCGAGCACTAACCGCTGCATGAACTCGAGCGTGCAGACGTGCGGAAGCGAAGAATAGTTTTTCGTTTCCATCACCGGGATGAACCGGCTCGTCCGCGGTACGTTCAAGTTCTTGATGCTCTCGCGAGTTTCTTCCGGCAGTGCGAACCGCACGTAGCACATCTCTCTCTCGAGCAGGCTGTTGACGATTCCCTGGAAATCAATCGGCAGATAGTTGAACGCGAAGTCGTGCTCGAGAAAAAGGATCAGCGGTGTACCGATGCGACTGCGGCGAACCGCTTCGCGGATCATGCTGGCCTGGTGGCCCCATTCCTCGAACTCCATGTACTCCGAGTTGTTCCACTCGCTGGTGTTGATCCGTTCTTTCAGGATCTTCTTGTACTCCTCGTAGCCCGGCCGCATGTCTTCCTGGATCTGGTGGACGCCGTCGAAGAGAAAGAGCCAGCGCGCCTGCGGCAGATAGTGCCTGGCGCTCGCGTAGACTTTGTCGATGATCCACGTGCTCGGCTGCGAGGGGATCGCGCAGACGGTGGTGACAATCGTGATCGCTTCGTCTGGAGTCATCAGAATTGTGGATCGTACTTCTTGTCTCCCGCGCGGCCGTTAAGATCTCGCGAGCGCTTCATATTCTGGCCCGTGCCTTCTGGATCATACACCGTGAGCTTGTACTCCTCCCACGGCGCGCAAGTCACCGGCGAATATACTTTGTCTTCGATCCAGGTGCGCGACTTCTCGGTGAAGTTGTTCGCGAGGATCTGCTCGTACCAGGTAGCGTGCGCCAGATGCGGCCGCTGGTGCCACTGCACGGTCTTGATCAAGTTCTCCGTCAGCTTTCCGCGCATGAGGTGCTGGTGCTCGGGATGGATCTGCTCGTCGTAATGCAAGCGGATGTGGTTCGTGTAACCCTCGCGGATCATTCGCTTCAGCAGCGGCCAGTCAATGGGCTTGTCGACCAGCGGCGTGTCGTGCTCCACAAATAGAATCAGCGGCGAGTAGATTGTCTCGAGTGTCTTCATCGTCATCCACGCCTGGTGCGTGAAATCGTTGAACGGGTAGAGCCTGACCTGCCGGTCCTTCGACGCCAGCAACTTCGTCGCGAGCTGCATGATGTGCTGGTGGTAGGCCTTCTCGCGATCTTTCTGCTCCTCGCGCACGCCGTCGAGCATGATGATGATCTTCGCGTCGGGCAAATGGTAGCGGATGCTGTCGAGCGTTTCCTGGATGATCGCGAGAGACGGATGGCTCGGGATCGGAGACGACGAAACGAGCACGGTGATTTCGGTTTCCACGTTCAGCCTCGCAGTTTTTTCAGATCGTCACCGAGCGCTTTCGCGAATTTGAATTTATAGTCGGCCCACCAGGTCAAACACTCTTTCTGGATCATGTCCAGGTTCCCGGTTTTCTTTAGCGTGTCGATCAGATCCGGCAAGCTCTCCCACCTGGTGACCCAGGGCATCGGATGATCGCCGAGTACGTGAGCCCAGAAGCCACCTTTCTTCCGCACCGGCGAGAGATCATCGAGGATCGGAATCGCGCCGCACTCGAGCGCTTCCCAGGGACGCGCGGCATCCGGCGACAACGGACCAGACGGACACGGCACCAGGCGCGCACGGTTCATCATTTGAAAGTACGCCTGCTCGGGGATCCCCTGGCAGTAACCCTTCGTCTCGATGATCACGCCGCCCCAGTCAATCGACTGCAACGCTGCGACACACTCGCGCCGCCTCTCGTGCGTCACCTGGCCAGCGAAGAACCAATCGAGGTCCTTGGGCGTCTGTGGCACCGCGAAATTGCGGCAGTGCGGCGTATAACCGTCCAGGATCGGCCGGTGGGGGATCGTGGCGTGCTTTCCCGGCACCATGGGCTCCTGGATCCACGTGATGCGGTTTTCCGGCACCTCGACCTTCTCAATGGGAAAACTGCACTCCTCGTCGCCCAGGAAGATCACCAGCGCCCATTTTAGTTCATCGAGGTCCATGTTCACCCTGTCGATCTCGCCCATCTGGCGGCCGCCGTGAACGATCACTACCCCTCCCTCGATGCCTTTCGGCATATATTTCCGCCCGGCGTGATGCACGCAGTTGTAGCGGTCAAATACGTCGTTCAGCATGGTCGTGCAGTTGTACCGGCCGCGGCCGTCCTCCTGCGAGTGCCAGATCACGTCGATCTTCGTTTGGTCAAAGCTCACTTAAACACCCCCCTTTACGTTCTCCGACACTTCAGGTTCTTTTTTAGGTCCCGAAGTGTCCCGACACTTCAGGTTCTTTTTTAGGTCCCGAAGTGTCGGTAATGAGTACTGGGACCTTGTATGTTTCACGTGGAACAATTCACTTCTTTCCCATTGTCTCCAAGATCCAGCGCAATCGTGTCGCCCAGGTGTTGTTCTGCAACGTCTCGAACGTGGCCACAGTGCGAACGCGCAGCCGGTGATCGTCGTGACTGAGCCAGTATTCGATCTGGGCGCGCAAGTTCTCGAGGTTCTGCGCGGTGTACTTGGCCACCGGAATGTCCAGCCCGGCGACGTCGGGATGGAGCAGGAATCCCCACCGGCCGCAGGTCTCCGGCACGCGATCTGACCAGTAGTTCGGAGTCCCGGCAAAGATGCAGTCCCCGACGGCAACCTTGCACGAGGCATAGAAGTCGTTGAGATCGTGGCCGCGCACTCCCTGGATCAGCTTGAAGCGGTCTCCGTAGGTCTTCTCGAGGAACTCGACGAGATCGGCGCGGAACGGATATTCTCGGTGGTACTCGCGAGCGCCGACGAAGCCGACGTCACAGAGAAAATGTGCGCGAGGAACTCCCGGGTGGCAGTACACCTGGCTCACCGCTGGCTTCATCCAGAAATGGTTCACACCGCGCGAAATAAATTTTTCGGGTTGTGAACCGTCGGCCGTGAATACGAAGTCTGTCTTCCAGAACGGCGTCTTGCCTATGGCCGGTTCGCGCTCAGGGATTCCCCAGAACTTGTCGAGATGGATCGATGCTGTTGGAATCAACGCACTGTCGAGGATCCTCTGCATGCGTCCGTCATTCACCTTCAGGAACCCGGGCGTCTTCACCCAGAAAAAAACGTCCGCATAGTTAAACGTCTCTTCGAGCCAATCGACAGTTGCTTCGTTCTCCTGGATCTCGATAACCTGGTGGCCGAGCTCCTCGAGTCCCCACTTGATCATGTTCTCGGTGCTCTCCGGCGAAGCGAAGTTTCCGAGGAACGCCACGATCTTTTTGTCGCCGGTTCTCACCGGCCGCACGAATTTCTTTACCGACGCTATCTTGACTCCAAAGTTTAGCTCGTCGTTGAAAATTTTCTTGAACTCCTCGTTGGCGGTGAGGAAGTGCGCGCGGATCTGGCGCTGCTCTTCTTTCCATTCCTGTTCCGGCCGCACTCGATAGATCTCACTGCACGTTGTCACTCTGTCGAAGATGTCAATCGCGCTCACCTCGTAAACGTCCGCGAGATTGTACTTGGACGCCTTCTTCCCGAAGATCGGGTAGATGTGCGGGATCTCGTTCATTGGCGGCTGGCCAGTGACTAGAAGAACTGCGCCACAACTTTGCGCTTCGTGAATCGCGTGGCCCCATCCTTCGGTGCCACTCGGATAGATATGGAACATGCATTCGTTCTGGTAAGACTTCAACTCTTCCTCACTCAGCTTTTCGTGATACGTGACCATCGGGATCTCAGGACGATCCTGCAGAGCTGTGCTCACAACGATCAGATGACGGTCCAGGCGCTTTCCTTCATACGTCCACTTCCACGCGTCGACGACTGTTTGCGTTCCACGCAGGGAACTGTTTCCGCCGATGTGCAAGAACCAGGGCTTGCGTTCGATCTCCGGCAGACACTGATCACGCGTGAGGAAACCGGTGTACTTCACGCGGCCGGGAAATAGCGGTGAGAAGATCCGTTCGGCCTCGCGCGTCTTCGCAAAGATCTTGTCGATTCCGAGCGAGACCGTCTGCACGCGATCCGGCGTCATCCATTCGGGATTGAGGAACGCCCAGCGCACCGGCGCGATTTTCAGAAACTCCCGCGGCACAACTTCGAGGAAGATCGCGAGATCGTTCGGAAGCTTGTTGCCGGTGATCGGTTGCGTTATCGGTTCGTCCCACTGATACCTGATCACCTGGTGGCCTTGCTCGAGCAAGAAGTCGTGAAGCAGTTCCCCGTCTCTCTGAAGTCCTATTCCGTTCCAGTTCGTAATGATCACGATGTTCATTCAAAGATTCCTTTGATGCCGATCTTGATAAGTAGCGCGTTGACTTCCTCGGTGCTCAACCCGGGGAACAGCGTCAGGAAGATCTCCTCTTTCTCCATATCGAACGAGAGGATCCCGAGCGGGACACGATGCTCGTCACGCAGCTTTTCAAGGGTGATTTCCAGGGGGCCGCGCATGGGACACCGTGGTATATACCACGCATAGGACTGAAGTACCAGGTACTCGTACTATTTCCACAGTACGCCCAGTCGACGAGAATTGAGCTGCGTCGGTTCCTTGCTGAAGCGAACAGCACCCACGTAAGTCCGAGCGCGGTGGGGCGCTTCGCGGGACAAAGTCCTGGAGATCGACGGATCGCCTGGGAATCGGCGCAATCATAAAGGAGCCCACCATGAACCAGACACCAGCCCAGATCGAGTTCCGCAAGGAGCTGTGGCGCGAATTTGTCGCCAGCTACCAGGTCGTTCTGATCTCCGCACCGGAAACCTTCTCCGATTATTGCGCTAAGTTCCGCGAGCGCTGGATCGCGGGGAGGTAAGCCATGAAATTTTGGGACGTGGTTTTGATCTCCGCATTTGTCGCGTACTGCGTTTCCCGGCCGGGGCCGCTCGTGACCGCCGATGATGTCGTGATCTCGATTACTCTATTCGTAGCCTTCGCGATTGTCGTTTTCGCCGGGCGCGTTGTGTTCGTCACCGCGAAGTGGATCGCTCACTTGCTCTCGAGAAATTCCCACCGTTGCAGCATTCCAGGATGTACCGGGCCGCACCGCTCACACGTTTAAGGAGTACAATCGTGTTCGAGGTGCCACATGACCGCCGTCAAGCCCATGAAGCGTCCAGGATCCACTGATTGCAAATGCGGAATCCCCAACTGCCCTGGCCACCAGATGGTCGACGGCAAAGCGTCGATCACAGGACATCCGCTGCTGACGGGAGAAGCATCCCTGAGGGAAATGAAGTCACTGCACATCGAGCCAACCAAGGACAACTTCATCAACTTCTATTTCGGCGGCAAACCACCCAAGGAAGGGATCGTCGGAAATATGTGGGCCGACATCTACAAGCACATGCCGGAAGAACTGAAGTCCCAGAAAAGTGAAGACTGGCCTGACGATCCCGGCGTCAGCGGTTCTTAGCGCCACGCCTCTCCCAGATATTCTTCGTGTCGTGTTTGCGGAGCAGTTGCCTTCTCTTCCGGTGTAGCTGGTTTGCCTGTCGCGGGTTTGATCTGAACCAAATCAGGATTGTGCTTCACGAACCCTGTCACGTCTTTCTTGGCGCGGCCTTTGGCGCGCAGACCCACCACCACACCATCGCCCTTGTCGAGGAAGCGCAGGTCAGTTAAATCCCCATCGATTACAGGCCTACCAAGAAATTCTTTCGGAAGTGGCGCGCCTTTTTTCACGAAGAACGGCACCGCGACGTTGACACCGTGATCCAGTGCTGCCTTGGCAGCAGCCTCGTTCGTTTCACTCAAGCTGAACGTCAAATGATAGTTGGGACGCGTGTGCTCCCAGGGACGCGGGTGCTTCGTGTAATCGTAAAACTGAACGTCAGGATATTTTTCTGCCATCTCCCACGCCAACTTCGGCAGGTCGGACGTCCCGTTTATACGCACCGCCGGGGTCATGCCCAGACGCTCACTCTTGCGAACGAGTGCTTCGATGTCCTTACCGAGCTGCGCCTTGAATGATTCGGGATCCTTGACCATCCATTTCGTTTTAGCCTTACGGGCCTCCGGTCTTTGCGAGCTTGGCCCCGCCCACATTCATCTCGCGCGGCTCAGTCGTGGCCGCCGTCGCTTCTTTCGCGAGACGCCTGCGGTCATAGGTGATCTTCTCGGTGCCTGGATATTCTTCCTTCAGCATCGAAGTCAGCGGACCACGATCTGCCGGAGTGAACTCGCCACCGAGCCAGTGAACGTGCAGAACTCCATCCGGCCGCGGTTCAACGGTCACGCTGCCGACGCGCTTTCCTTCGCGTGTGATCACGTGCTCTGTTCCAAGACCAGGTCCGAGATCCTCGCCTTCGCCGAGCTTGAGCCCTCCTCCTTCTCCTTGCGCGCCGACTGGACGTAGCGGTCCCTCGCGGATCGGAGCTGGAGGCGCGGCGGCCGGTTCTGGCGCGGCCGGTGCCGGTGCTTCGCCGACGTTCTTCGGCACGTTGATCGGCCGGAGATTCCACAGTGGTGCCTCCTCCGGCGTCTCCGGCAGATGAAAGCGCTGCTGCTCGCCCTGGATGGGTGCTGGCGGGGCCTCAGGAGCTGGCTGTGGGCCGATAGGCTCGCGATAGGGTGGAGTGGGCGCTCCGGTCTCGAGCGGAGGCGGCGCGCCGACCTGCTGCTGCCACATGGCGGTCTGGTTCGGCCGCAGGTTCTCCATCTCGAAATTGCCGAGCGGTTGAGGACCCTGCACCGGCGCAGTGGTCGGTGGCATAGCGCCCTGGCCGGTGGGAGCTTGCACAATCGGCTGGCGCGTCTGGATGTCGACAGTATTTGGTTTGCCGGTCCTCTCGAGATTTCCGAACATCTTCTGCACGTTCAGATTGATGTTCTTCGAGTGCAGATAATCGGCCCAGGCCTTGAAACCTTCTCCTGCGAGAGTGCCGAGGATCGCTCCGAACGGACCACCGGCAGCCAGGCCGGTCAGCGCACCAAGCCCACCGGCGGCGAGCGATGGACCGCTGCGCCACTTCTGGAATGCGGACCAGTCACCGGCGGCTTCCGCTCGAGTGATGGCATCCTCGAAATGATTGCGAACCTCGATCAGGTTTCCGACACGTCGACGGAACTCTGCCATCGGGACTCGCTTGCCTTCTGCGTCGACGGCAGTCACACCGGCGCGCTCGAGCCAGCCGGGTGCGGCGTCGGTGCCATAGAGTCGTTCCCGCAGATAATCCGCGGCCGCTCTCTGCGCGATGGCTGTGGCGTCGGATGCATCCATCACGCGTTTGTCCGCGGGACGCGAATTGAAATAATCCTCGGCGTCGGTGTTCAACCGGCGGCGGATTCGTTCGAGCTCACTCAGCGGATGCTCGCCATGCTCATCGAAGAGCTCGTCGACTTTTGCTTTGGCAGCCGCAATTTCTTTTTCGGTCAGCTTCGTCGGAGAGTTACGCAGCGCGCTGTCAACCGACGCATGCAGGTCGTCAACGTAGTCCGTAGGATTGACGACTTCACTCGGAACATTCTCGAGATGCGCGCTGATCGGCTCTTCCATCTGAGAGATCCGGTTGCTGATCGCTTTCACTGCGTCACGCGGAGTTTTGATCTTGCCCTGGTTGTCTTGCGCGACTCTCTGCAGATCCGGCATCGCGGCAGTGACCTTGCCAGCGTATTCGGTTTCACTCATCGCCGGTTTCTTCACTGCAAGAGCTTGTTCCCTGGCCGCCGCGATTCGTCCTTCTTCTGTCAGCGGGACACCTCGAGCAAGATCGAGAGGAGCGCGCGCGATTTTCTGTCCGAGCGGCGTGTGTGCGGCTTCACCGAGACCGATTTCCGCGGCCGGAACAGCAGCTTCCGCGAGAACACCTGGAGTGTTTCCCGCAGCGGCCGCTCTCTCCATCGTCGGCAGATCGACCTGAGCCAGTGGAGCAATGTGAGGAGCAAGAAGCGAGTACACGGGATTGTAGCCAGCTTCGCGGCGTTCCTTGTATTCCTTCGGAGCATTGATCGCGTTCTGCGCTGCTTCGATAGGATCTTCGCCGACCAGGTTGGTTAGACCGCGTGCGACTCCGGCTCCGATGGCCAGCGGAGCTGAAACTCCACCTTCGCGGAGCTGCTCGTACGTCTCGTAGCCTTTCTTGTACGGAGCCACGCTGCTCGCTGCAAATCCCTTGATCTGCCTGCCAACTGTTCCGAGACCTTGCGAGAGGACTCCGGCATTTTCCTGTGGCCGGTCTTGCTCGAACTGTGTGGGCGGCTGCATCTTCGCAACGCCCCGTTTCAGCGCTTCGCGGAGCTGTGGCGTGGATCCGGGAAGATTTTTTTCGGTGGCTTCTTCTTCGGACGCAGCTTCAGCGTCTCCGGCCTTTTCGAGGCCGTAGTCGTCGTCTGCTACGGCCGTGCCAGCTTTCTTTGCTGGCTCGAGGCCGTACTCGTCATCCTCCCTTGGGGGCATTCTTTGTCCAACCTTTGTAGTTGGGATCGTTCAAAAACTTGTCGACTTTATCCGAGTTCACGAAGTGTGGTTCACCTTTCGGATCGTAGACGGTTGTTTTTCCGGCCGGAGGAGCAGCAGCCGCTCCACCACCGGCGGCTTTGTGTTCAGCGAGCCTCTTGTCAGGCTCAGTCATGTCGATTCCGCGAACTTGCGGAGCGCGCTGACGCAACCTGTCGATATCACTCTGGAATTTCTTCGATTGATTGATCGCGTACTTGCTGTTCATCGAAGTTGCGCTCGGCATGCCCTGCCACAACGCAGAAGCCTGGACTTCCGACACACGCGAGCCTCCAGTGATCTCCTTCGGCAACGCGAGACCGGCTTCACGAAGCGCGATCACCGCCTGGACGTACCGCTGCGTTTTTTCGCTCGCGCCTTGCATCACTCCGGCGCGCCAGAGATTGTCGACAGTCGTGTTCGACGGATGCGAGAGCGCCTGGGCGATAATTCCGCGCTGGAACACGTTCTGATCGAGCGCATCGGCCGCATCGACCACATTGTTGAGCTGCGTCTGCAGCGTGTTCAGAACCACGTGGTGTGTGCTCGCTTTATCGAGTGCGCCAGCTTCCGCCTTCGAGATGTGCTGCAAACCGGCGGCTTCAGCGTCCTCACGGGACATCAAATGCGCCTTATTGTCCTTGTCGTAGCCGAGAACCATCTCCTCGTTGCTCTTCATCTTCTGGAGCGCGGCCGCCGGAGAAGTTTCCGTCTTGAACGCGCCAAGATCCTTGATGTCTTCGCCGGTTTTCTTGTTCACCAGGATCTTGTGCTCCTGGCCGTTCACGGTGCGCTGCGTGAGCTCGGTTTCAAGCTTCGGATCGCCGTGATAGACGACTTGCGACGTCGGAGCTGCGCCGCCACGTCCTGGTGTGATCGCGACGATGTCTCCGTTGTCCATTTTTTCGATGCTGGGCTTGACCGTCCTCGCTTCTGTGTTCGCAGCGATGTCCTTGATCGCTTGCGGAGTGCCAGCTTCGTCGATGGAGTGCAATTTTCCGAGTGGATCCTTGTACCCAGTGACGTAACCCTGCGAATCGGTGACGAGATTCTCTTCCGTCTGCTGTTTCATCAGCCGCTGGCGTCCTTCTTCGGTCTGAACATCACGCGCGGCCTCTTCTGACGCCAAATTCTTCGCCTGGCCCTCCGCGGCGGTGCGTGTACCGAGCTCCCGCTTCAAACGATTCTCCTCGGCGAGCTTGTTGAGGTCAGATCCGGGAATATTCAGCGCAATTCCTGGCGCGAGGATGTCCGCGGCGATATTTCCGACGCGTCCGAGCACGTGACCGATCTTTCCCAGCGCCCCAGGATGATTTTCAGCGGTTCCCCATGGATGCGCCTTCTGTTCCGCGAGTCGTTCGAGCTCGTTTCGCGTGTATGCGGAGCTTCCGATATCAGGAACACCGGCAGATTGGATCGGCAACGCCATTTTTTCTGCGTGCGAGAGATCCGAGGGCGGTGTCATCGGTTTTACGAGTGATTCACCACCCATCGGAGCTCCGAGAGCAGGTGCGGCCGAAAGATTTGGCGCTGCTTCGAGATTTGTGGGCTTCGCCATCGGCTGAATCGGCGATGACGTAGCGCCAAGCATCAATTCGCGATCTCGTGCGCTCGATACAGGCCGTTCCGGCGGCGTCATCGGCGCGACTGGACCGCCCGGCACGGCCGGTGTGATCGGTGCAGGCGCGATAGTCGACGGCGGTGCCACCGGAGGTGGGATCAAACCACGTTCCGTCAGGTGCGCGTTCAGCTCTTGCGGATCATCCGGCGAGCCGAGAATGTCTTGAAGTGTGAGAGCCATAGTTTTTTACGCGTTCTTCACATCAGAGTAAGCGCCAGCGCCTGCCTTCCCAGCATTGGCGATAGTGTCGATCACTCCTTCGGTGTTCTGCAGCCAGCCCTGACGGCCTGCCGCAAGTTGGTTCTGCAGATCCTGACTCTGGATGCCCATGGCGTGCAGCATGTTCGAGGTGTCAGTGCCGTACAGGCCTTGCAACATCTGCTGCGCCTGCAGTTGCCGCTGGTTCGCGAGCATCGCATCGCGGTTCTGAACATCGAGATTGATGCCGGAGAGTTGGCGGCCCTTTTCACGCGCCGCTTCGTCGAGTGCCGGTGCAAATCCTCCGGCGGTCCTCGAGCGAAGAGCGGCGAGACGCCCTTCGCCCGTGGCCGTCGCGTTCGCACCGCCAGCCGCTTCAGCCCCTTGCGTCAGCATGTTGTTCTTCTGCTGCGCGGTAAAGCCATAGGGATTGTTCGCCTGGCGGATCAGCCCTGGAACGATGGAGGAATACTCGGTATTGGCTTGCGACTGTGAATTGGCCGCAACACCACCAGCCTGCTGCCCCTGGCTTTTCGCCTGGTTCACTGCACCGCGATCAAAGAGCATGCGAGGCTCTTCAAAAAATTCGCCGTCGTGAAAAAGGAGTTTGCCCGTTTCGATGTCAAACGTCGGGTTGAGGAGAAATCGAGCCATAGCACCACCTTGGCGTACGACCCGATTCGAGAAGAGTGTACATCAAATCGGGATCTTTTGTGACCTAGTCTTCCACGTTCAGCGTGTAGCTCTGCCAGGGACTCTTCACGAAGCCAAGATCCAGCAGGCGCTTCGAGAAACTTTCTTCGATCTCTGTCGGCACAAACGCGGTCATCTGCTCGAGCCCGAGCTGCCACGCGCGCCGCTTCATGAACTCCTTGAACTCTTGCAACCACTCCCAGCGTTCTTCCGGCGTTCCCACGTTGTGGTCGATCAGCAAGTACAGCTCGCTGGTCATCTTCAAAAAACACATCATCACCGGCTTGCCTTCGGCCTCGAAGATTTCCTTGGCCACGAAGAGCGGGTTCGGAACCTCTTCTCCCTGCGCGTTCTTGATGGTCAGATTTGGAAAGCAACGCTCATCGAGTCCGTTGGCCCTGTGGATCTCGCGCGCCTTCTCAAGATCCGACTGGAACATCGTGGGAGCAAAATCGAACTCACGAATCACGGAGCTTGCCTCACCTGGCTCGGCCGGAAGAGAACTTTTCCGAAACCTGATCCGCCTTGCTGGCCGTTCGGCTGCGCGGTGCCGGATCCCGTCGACGGGATCAGCGTCATCTGCACATTGCCGCCAGGCGAGACCGGCGTCGGCGTCGTGCCACCGAAATGCACCGGCGTTCCCGGATTGCCGCCCAGGTACTGCGAGTACGCGCGGAAGTAGAACTGCTGCGTCTTTCCGTTGTCGTCCTTACCCGGGAGAGTGATCATCTTGCTGCGAGAAGCCTGGAGAGGCTCGACATGCGGCCGTGTGAACGCTGGGTTCGTGTCGTACTCCAGAAAATAGTTCACGTGTTTCGAGATCGCGTTGTTATCGCTGATCACCGCATGGACCGCACCATTGTTGGCTTTCACCGTGAGACCCTGGATCTGCGGAGCTGCGGGAATCGTTCCGGCCGGTTCCGCGCCGAGGTTCTGGCCGAGATTGTTCACGCCGTTCTGGATCCCGCGGAGCACCGTGCCGAGATATCGGCCGATAGTCGGGATGTTCTCGAGGAACGTGATTTCGGTCTCAAAACTGAGGGCCATAATTATCCTGTACTTATCCGTTCCAGCCGCGCACCGGCGACCAGGGATCTTTGACCATGGACATAACCACACGCGCAAGTTGGAAACCTGCGCCGACGGCATTGCACTCGAATCCCAGGAAGCAGCGGCTGCCCACTTCGTTGATCGGGATCTCAACGTCACCGTTCGTGGAGATCGGCTGCGTGAGATTCGGCAACAGCGGCAACGCGTACGGAGTCGCGAGCGAGTTCGGATACGCGGTGATGGCAATCGGGCCGGTGCCGTTCAAGATCATGGTCATGTACTCGAACGTGTAACGCACCAGGCCGATCTGCAAGCCCTGGCCGGTCTCACTCGGCACGAATCCCGCAGTGAAGTAGATCTGATCGATGGCCGCGCCGTCGTCCTGGAGCAGGCCGTCGACGAGCTGGAAGATCTTCGCGTTGTGATCCGAGTTTCCGACGAACAGTGGACTCGTGGTGTCAGCGCGCTGCAGGAACGCGGCGCAGGGAGCCTTGATCGTCCAGATGCTCCACTTGCGGACGATGTCCGAAGCGATCAGCTTGCCCGAATAGCTGCGATGGATCTGCACGCTTTCTTCGACGGCACCGGCAGTGTTCAACTGCTTGTAGTTCATCTCGATGATCACGTTCGGCGTGGTCGGATTTGTTCCGTTCGCGATCACACCGGACGGAAGCCAGAACGGAGATTGTCCGAGGGCGTTGAGTTCGTTGAGCGGGACGCCCCAGAGGATCCGCCGGTTCTTGATGTCGTTCTTCACCCACATGGTGTAGCCGTAGGCCCAGTTGATCTGTGAAATCACCGACTGGATTTCTTCCGATAGCTTGATCGGCTGCTGGCCCTGGAACAGGAACGCACCGGCCTGGCCGACGATCACTGACCACTGTTCGCCGGAGTTTGCTTCATCGATGGACGACGTCACGCAGTACGGACCAGGGCCGCCGACAGACGGCGACACCACGCGCGGAACATTCCAGTACGACGGTTCTGTCGCAGGATTGTCGTTCACCGCGAGCAGAGATCCGGTCTTCAGCAGATAGAGCGAGCCGGATCCAAACGTGAATCCAGAAGTGATCGGTTGCTGGTTCTGCTGCGTACCCAGAATGACACCGGTGATTCGATCAAACTGTTCGTACTCGTTCTGATAGCTGCCGATGACTTGCGTGTTCAGATTCGGCGCTTCTGTCGGGAACGGTTCGATTCGATCAATCTGAATCTCAGCGCCATTGGCCATCGCTTCAACCCAGATACGAATCTGCAGATCGTTCGGCACTGGCGCGAGCACAGTGGTCAGCAGCGTTCCGGTGTAGATGGCCATCGAGGTGGTCATGTTCACGAGCTGGACCGAGAAGATCCCCACCGTACGATTGAGCGAAGTGCTCCAGAGATCCACGATCAGCGCGCCGGTATTGTTCGCCGTTGGATTGGACGCAGTGACACGAATGCTGTAGGTCGTCGACGCGTTGATGATCGGGACCATGTCTTCGTCTTGATACGCGTTCTGCGCGATCCGGCCGTAAGCCGCCTGCGTGGATCCCGTCTGGTTGTAGATCTGCAGAGCGCTGCCGAAGATCGGAGAGTTCACGACAGCGATGCCGCCGCCATAGGTCGGATCGAGAGTCCATCCGGCCGGATAAGTCGACTGCGATCCTCCTTGCGACTGCGTGACCTGCACGCCGCCGTCGAACGAATAGTTCAGCAGGTTGAAGACTTTGTTCTGTTCGCCGACGACAAAGATCCGCTGCGCGTAGGGAATGATCGCGGTGCAGCTCCCGAGTTCGTAGTTCTCGAAGAGGTTGTAACCCTCGATGTCGATCTCCTGGCCAGCGGTCAGGATCGAGTCGGTGAAGTTGAGCAGCACGTTCGTCGACACGTTGTCGTTGACGTAGGTCGAACTGAAAGTCGTCGACACTCCGTTGACCAGGACCGTGACCGGATTCTCGATGTTGTAGAACTGGCCGCCGTTCGCCGGAGTGAAGTGAATGATTCGCGCGATCACGTTCGACGGGCCGGTGAGCAGGTTGGCCACGGCAAGCTGTGACACGCCGCCGACGATATCGAACGTGAAGACCGGCGAAGGCTTGGTCACGAATCCATTGCGCGTCAAGAACGAATAGCAGCACATGCGCTGGCCGGTGGCGATGGTTCCTGTCGAAGCGATGGTGCCGCCGAGGACGTTTCCAACGATCTGCAGCGGATCGAACTGGAAGATCGTGCCGAAGATCAGGCCGGTGCCGCTTTCGCCAACGGCCGAAATGTTTGGACCAGGCAGACTGATCGAGAAGGTCCCGCCGACGACAGCGGTGATGATCGCCTGGGCGACGTTGAAGATCCCGTTGCCGTTCAAGGTCTGCTGGACCGTGACCGCCTGGCCGACTGCCGGATTCGATCCGGTCTCGATGGCGAACCCGTAGGTCGCCACGTTATTGAGAAGTTGCGTGGAGGTGATCGTCAGGTTCGACGCGTTCGGTGTCGCGGTGACTTGCCAACTGCCGTCGTAACCGGCCGGTGGCGCGCCGCCGGTGCCGCTGTCCTCGAACTGATCGCCGACCTCGAGATTCGGGACCTGCACCGCGGTGACCATGGTCGCAAGCGTCGACTGAATCTTGATACCCGCTGGAACGCCATTGTTTCCGAGGGTATTCGCGCCTCCGAAAGTCGTGAAGGTCACTGTGAACTGAATGGCATCGTAGTACGTCTGGCCGGTGATCGGCTGGCCGACAGCGGTGACCGTGTAGTAGGGCGGCGCGTTCACGCCGGTGGGATCGTTGTTCACGACGTTGCCGTTGATTGTCGGGCATCCGGTGATAACGAAATTCGTGCCGACCTCGAAGACCTGCATGGTCTTGCCGTTCAGCGTGTACGTGGGCAGCGCGACGTTCTTGTTGAGAACAATGAAGCACACGTTGCCGGGCGTCGACGCCGCGCCGAAGGTTCCAATCGCAGTGGTTCCGGCGCTGACATCGATGAAGCTGCTGTACGGTCCACTCGCGTGCGACGGAATCGTGAAAGGTGCTTGCTGCTCGATGGTCGCGATGGCGCTGCCGCTGGTGGTCGCCGTGCAGCTCGGCGGCGCGCCTGGTCCGACTTGCGTCAGCCGGTCAAAGTTCGGCGGCGTGTACGTCAGCGGGATGTCTGTGCCGTTCTGCAGATTCGAGATGGCGATGAACTCGCGATCATCGACGGTGGCCGACTGCGCGAACGAGTTCGGCTGGATCTCGGTATATACCGTGCTCAACACGGTGGGATTGTTGATGGCGTCTTCCTGGTAGAACACGCCGTCGCTTCCGAGCGCCATGTTCAGCACTTCGCCGCCGGTCTCCGCGAAAGTCTTCAGGTAGTTGAAGCTGGGCGGCGGATCCGGCGACAGGTAGAGATTGATCTCCACCGAATAAATGTTGAAGGTCTGGACCGTTCCGTCCGTCGCGTACGCCACCACGTAAACTCCGAAGTTCGGACTGTTCACCAGCGCCGGAGTGAGCTGCAGCCCCCAGTTCTGGAGCGGAGTTCCGAGCGTCAGCGCGTTGCCGTCACTCGCAGGCAGCATGCCGGTGAACGTCGGAGAAGCGCTCGTGCCGTTCAGCACGCCGACCTGGATGTACACCTGTGAATCAGTCTGCGTGGTCTGGTTGCCGAAGACCGACACGGTGAATCCGAGCGGAATGACCGCGGGATTGATCGAGTATCCGTAGTTGATGCACTGCAGTTGCTGCGTCACATCAGGAGTCGGAGCAGGCGCGACCAGGTTGGTGACCTCGCCGACGTACAGCACACCGCTCTCGAAGAGTGTTCCGAGCCCGTGAATCGTCACCGTCTCGCCAGCGTTCTGCGTAACGCCCACGACCCACGCGTCGACCTGCGTGCAGAAATGCAATGACCGGCCGGGATAGAAAGCCTGGTTGATGTGCGTGAACGTGTTGCCCTGGCTGTCGGTGATTGTCGGGCTTGTCGGTGTCGTCTGGCCCGTCGACATATAGCCACCGGCGAAAATGATCAGCGTGTTTCCTGGTGTGGTGTTGCCAGGCAGCGTGACACCGATGCTGTCGGCACCGGCGATGCTGACGTGATTCGTCTGCGCGAGCGCCGGTGAACTTCCGTTGGTGAAGAAGAGAGCAAGGATCGCGCACCAGTTCGGCGCACCCGCGGACCAGGTGCCTGTCGCCGTGAACGGTGCGGTGGAAGTGAGTCCCTGGACGTACGCCAGCTCCGCGCCGGTGGGACCGAAAATATTCGTCCAGGTTCCCGGGAATGGACCGGTGTTGAAGCTGGTTTGCTCCGAGACCTCGACGAAGAATGCCCACTCGTCTGGGAATGTCGGCGTGAGTGGTCCGACATTGAACGGAGCTCCGGCCGATGCGGCTGTGGTTTGCTGATCGAGCGCGCTCGCACCACCACCGGCAAAGTTCAGCGTGGCTGTCGCGTACGTTCCAGGAGTGTTGAGTGTCGCGTTCGACGGTGTCGTCCAGGGATCTTCGTTCGGCGCGAATGCTCCTGGCTGCGTCGACGCGTGCTTCGTGGCCTTCGTGAGATACGAACCGTAGTACTGAAACGCGCTCTGCTTTCCTGGGCGCTGCAGATTCGAGCCCAGGATGAAATCGCAATTGATCACACGAGGGCTCGCGCCAAGAGGCAGAGTCTCCGGCGTGGCTTCGGTGTACAGGCCGCCGATCAGCTCGAGCGGAACTGCAACAAATGGTTGTTCGACATTGTTCACGAGTCACCAAGGAAATCTGGGCCGCCGGTTAACGGCCCAGACCCTCTCCGCAGTTCCCCCCCTAGTCCGTTAGGAATTGCGGAAGACCGTCGCGTGGAACTCGATGGTGTCGTTGCAGATGCCCTGCATGTTGTAGTTCGAGGGAATCTGCTGCAACGGAGACGCGGTGGTCAGCGATCCGTTCGGTGGCACCATCAAAATCATCATGGCACCGGTGGACGGAATGCGCTGATAGATGAAGCCGCTTCCGAGAGCCGATTGAATCAGCGTGAACTTCACACCAGAGTTCGTGGTCACGCCCGGCAGCGCCAGCAACACGGAATCAAACGGGATCCCGCCAGCCGGATAGACTCCGGTGGCCGGGGTCACGGTGATCTGCCCGTAGATGTGCTGCCGCTTCTGGGTGTTGTCGTACTGCACGTTCGAGATCGTGAGTGTGCAAAGAGCCATTTCTTCTCCTCAGAACTTGCCAGCGCATTCGAGAACGCCGCCCCAGCTTTGTTGTGTAGAATCGTGTGCTGAGTCACGCCGCTTGCATCGTTTACGTCGCGTTCGTATTGCCTGGATCAGTTCCACGCCAGTACGTGCCGTCGTAAACGAAAGTCTCCACTGTCACAGCGTTCGCGTTGTAGTCGACGTTGACAGATCCCTTCGAGTTGGATGGCCAGGCGAACGTGCGGCCGCCGGTGCCGTCCTGAGTCAGGATGAACATGATCATCTGGCCGTTCGTCGGATTCGTGATCGTACTTGCGGTCACGTTGCCGGTCAGCGTCATGGTGAAAGTCGGAATCGGATAAGTCGCCGCGTTGAACGTCGGCGTGGGAGTGAAGCTTGTCGGCACCAGGCCGAAGATATCCGCGGCAACCATCGAGCGTGCCGTCGGTGCGGCCGATGCTCCCGAAGCTGGCCCGGCGAGAAAAGTATTCGCCGAGAAATTCACGAAGGTCACCGGGATAGTTATCGTGCCTGAGCTGGTGATCGGAGATCCGGTCACGGTGATCGACAGAACCGGACTCGATCCAGTCGTGCTGATCGCTACGCTCGAGACCACACCGGAAGGAAGATCCGAACTCGTCAACGCGCGGAAAGTCGGCGCGGCCGGGCTTCCTGTCGAAGGACCGGCATAGACGGTGTTCGCGTTTTCGTTTGCCTTGCTGACCGTGATCGTTCCGGCCGAAGTGATCGGAGATCCGCTGACACTGAACTCCACCGGCATCGACAGCGCGACACTCGTGAGAGATCCGCCGCCCTGGGTGACCACCGGCTGATCGGGAAAGATCGTCGTGGGGATCCGGCCGATGGGATCGTAGATCACGAAGGTGTAGGTGCCGAGCGCCGCGTACGCGAACCAATTGCCCAGGCCGTCAGTGACCACAGGATTCGTCAGCGGAGTTGCGCCGGTTGAATCGGTGTACAACGAAATCAGCGGCGAAGGAGGAATCGATCCGGTGCTCGCTGGCTGCGAGCAGATGTAGATGTACACGCCGTCGAGCGCCGGTCCTTGCGCCGAGTTGATCGATCCCTGCGTGCGATAGAAGACAGACATTAGCCCACCGTCCCTGTCGTGCCGAGATTCGTGTTGCCGGTGTTCTCAGATCCACCGCCCTGGTAAGACTGCCGCTGGTGACTGACCGTCTGGCCGCGGCGGATGTACTCGTTCGCCATGTCCGAAATGCAGTCGTCGCGGTAGTCCTGCTTGTCTTTGATCGCCTGCGGATTCGCGCCGCGAGCGCTGCCGTACATGACCGCGACGTGCGCGGCGAGCGCGTCAGTGCAATCGATGATGTACACCGGCGTGTTTGGGAAGTCCGCGGCCGGAGTGTTGATCGGCGGCTGGAGCTGCTGATAGCGAAGCATCAGGTCCATGGTCTGCAGAGATCCGTTCAGCCACAGCGCGAAGCCGCGGGTCTCCCACTGCGCGAACCACTGGTTCTGATAGCTCGAGCACAGACCGGAGTTCGGTTGCGTGACGAGCGTGAACGGAAGATTCGATCCGGTGACCCGCTGGCGCACTTCGTAAATGTGGTAGCAGTCGCCGGGCAGCTTCGGAGTCGCGAAGTTCTGAGTGCCGTTGTTATAGCCGTTGTAGCTGATGTTCACGAAGACGGACGGATCGGCCTGCACCACCGGCGGGATCGCGTGCAGCACCCACCCGTCGATGATCGGAAAGGTCACGCCTTCGTTGCGAAGCTTGCGCGTGATGTAGCTGATCCCCGAGTTGAGATACGGCAGCGTGAAAGGCGCGGTGTCGGTCAGCACCCGGCCGTTCACTCCACCAACGCCCGGGAACATGTCGTTGACCATCGAGCGCGCGAGGTTCATGACGTCCTCGAGAACCGGGAAAACTATCGGTTGTACGTTGGGCATGATCCCTCACAAACTTGCGACCTGGTGACGGTTGCGCCGACGTGAATCGGGTCAATAAACCGCGCATTGGGAGCGGCTAAAACACGAGGATACGGAGCCGCCACCAGGAAGATCGTTACTTGCGCCGCCCTTTCGGAGCGGGATCCGCGGAAACTTCCACGGGCTGCTCTTCCTCGACAGCGGTCTCTTCGACCACTGGCGCTGGAGCAGCAGCAACGGGAGCCGGTGCCGGTGCTTCTGCCACCGGTGCCGGTGCGGGAGTTGGTGCGGATGGAGTCGAGGCCACCACGATCTTGCTGTAGCGTTCGGGATCGATGATGCACTTCTCGCCAAACGCATTGCGGTGGTAAGCGATTCCCTCGCGGACCATCTCGCCGCAGTTCGGGCAGTTGACCATGTGGTACGCGGCCATGTGCCACGGTGCGGCCTTCCCCAAGTAATCCATCGCGAAGTGCATCAGCGGAGAAATGCTCTTCAGGTCGTTGGCCGCGGCAAACTGTTCAGCGGCCGCGACGAGAGCCTGCATGGTTTTGTTGGCACGTTCGCGGAAGATCTTGATCTCTCTGTCGAGCTTTTCGGTTTCATCCGGCCTGGTCAGCGACCAGAAGCAGCCGTAGTTGTTCAGGTTATTTCCCTGCTGATCTTCGGCCGTCCAACTGCCGAGCTGGCTGTCCCAGTTCGTGCCGGGAAAAGATGCGGGATTCAAAAGCGACATCGCGGCGCGCCGTCCGTCGACGAGCTTGTACTGATACTCCGTCGAGCCCGGCTTCAGATAGACTTCGCGATTGAATGCCGGAAGAGTCGTGTACGCGAACTTCTGACCGCGCGGACACGCCGGAATGTGCAGATGGAATCCGGTCTGGTGAACCCAATGATCGCGCTCGAGCAGGTTGTAGACGTAAATCACGTAGCCTGGCTCGCGCAGCATGTCCTGCGTCTCGAGCAGCACTTCTCCATGATTGGCGCGTTCCTGCATCGCATATCCCTGCCGCTTCGCTTCGCGCTGATCGCGCGCCATCGCTGCGGTGAGTGGTAGATTCGGTGTTGCCATTTCGTTCTTCCTCCCCGATTTTTAGATGGGCCTTGGAGCTCGACCCTGCTGCATTCCGCGAGCGAACACCGGTGCGCGGCCACCTTTACACCAGCGGTCCCATACCGCCTGGATCTGATCCATCTTTTTTTGCAGCACCGAACTCTTGAATCCGTTTCGCGTGTAGGACACCGTGGGGCCCCAGAACCTCGGTGCGTGTTCCTCCAGCAAATCGGCAATGAACTCGGTCTGCGCTTTCTCTTCCGCGAGCCTGGTTGCTTCGCGCGCCATCTGTCTTTCTTCAATGGACAGCGCCGCGTAGATCTGGATCATCGGAATGATGGCGTCGATCAAAAGATGCGAGAGCGGGAAGTGCTCGATCACGAGCTGCCCGTTGATGTACTCCTTGCTCTGGAGCGGATGAACGGGTTCGTAACGGCCTTTCCACGGGTACTCGACGACGGACATGCCCTCAAGCAGGCTGTTGTAGTAGTACGCCGCGGGAGATCCGTACTCGAATGGTGAGTGCCAGCGCATGATCACCCAACACGCTGGACCGCCGCCGACCTGGTAACGATCTTTGTAACCGCGACGTTCGTTTCCGAACTTGTCGCGCCAGGTAGTGCCGAGTCGGATGAACTCTGACTGGCCCCAGACGATTTTGAAGTGGGGATCTCCAAACTCGTTGCGCCCGAACATCCGCGTGATGCGAGCCTGAAATTCCGCGGGACACTTGCGCGTTTCTGGAGCTACTCTTGGCATGCTCTGACTCGCGTGTACACTTCCTCATCGCGAACCAGCTTGAGCTCGGGATCCCCGGTCAGCTCTTCGAGATCCTCGATATCAATCGAGTAGTTGGTGAACAGAACCATGTCGCCTGGTTTCAGATCGCTCTTCGGTCCTGCCGCCACTACCAATCCGCGCTGCTTGTGTTTCGTTCCACCCATCAGGAAAAAGTCAGAAGCAGGAATGACCACACCGGCTTCGGTCTTCACTTCCTGTGGCTTGTGCTGACGAATCAAAACCCACTCGTTGCGCGGTTCGATTTTGTACTTCGGGGCTTCCTGTTCAGCCAGCGCAGTTCGCCCATCTTCATCCACTCTTCGTTTGTCGATCATCGATCACCTGATTTTAAAAAAGGGGAGCAGAGCTTTTGACCCCGCTCCCCCGCTCTGGACAGAGCACCTCACCGTTTTTGAGTTTTAAGAAGTGACGCTCGGAACCGCAGCGTTGCTGATGTACACAGCAGCCTTCATGTTGCTGTTGTACAGGTTCAAAAATGCATTGTAGAAAAAGATCGAAGAGGTCAAATAGGAGCCCTGGCCAACGAAATCGGGGATTGGCATTGTAGTAACGCCATCTCCGAAGTCATACAGGGACGGCTCGACCGTTTCCACTATGCCCCACGTTTCGGGACAGATTGCATCCATGCGCCCCTGCTTCGCGGTGTAGCTCACGTTCAGTGCGCGTCCACCGTAAGTCGGGCTCATGTGCCGCTTGGTCATATCCAGGGCCTTGTCGCCGGGTGGCACGTAGTTCTGTTGCAGCACGTTCGTGTAGAGCTGGGTCACTGCCAGTTCCTGGTCAGGACCGCAGATCCACTCGAAGTCCGCGACAGCTTCGTGATCGGGACCGAGGCCGCGGCCGATCAAGATCTCCGCTTTGTACGCATCGGTGGTCGTGATCGCCTGGGTGTTCTTGTTGATGTTCGGCGTCGACAGTTGCCCAGGATAAGTCGAGCGCGAAAGATTCAGGATCGTGCCGGTGTTTCCGGCGATCTGATAGGTGTAGATCCCAGCGAGGCCGGAGTTCGCAGCGCCAGTGGATCCCTGGATCATCACGAAGTCACCGGCCGCAGTATTCGTCGGCAATGCCGTCGAAAAATAGACCGTGTCGTTCGCGCCGTCCACGTACGAGACCGTCGCCGTCGAAGGAGTGGTCCTCGCGGAGCCGCCCTCCGTCGGGAAGATCTGGATCACTTGCTGTTCCTGGAACTGGTTGGCCTGGCCGCCGAGTCCAACAATCGAGGACGGGTTCGAGCCGCCCAGAGTGTTGTTAGTCACGGTTGCCGTCGAGGGGATCTGCAGGATTGCGCCGGAGCCGTCACTCAGGAACTGAGCGTCGAGCCCCTGCATGAAAGAGTTGAACGAGTTCTTCAGCTCTTCGGCGCGAAGCGTGATCAAGCTGCGCTTCGGGCCTTGGGTTGCGATTCGGGCGAGATACGTGATCTCGCATCCGGCAAAGAGTCCAATTGGAGAGATATCACCAGAGATCCAGAGCGAACCGGTCCCGCGCCCCAGGGCATCACCGTTGCCGGTGGCCTGGAAGATCGCCGCACCAGACTGCATGCGGACGGGAATACGGAACGACGGACGCGACACGCCGCCAGCCTGGGTGGTGACGGAGGTCGGGAACGTCTTGCTCTTTTTCTTGATGAAGTTGTAGACGGTGTGACCCTTAAAAACCAGGTCTTGGATCCCTTTTGCGAAGTTTTCTAGCTCAACGGCCTCTACGGCCGCTTCTGCCAAAGGATTGGCCATTTCGGGAACCTCTGCATTAGCTCAACTGTGTGTGCGACCCGAGCGCTACACGTTGGCGATTCACGCGCAGTCAAGCACGCGAACTTTCGAGCGACCCGATGTTCTTTGGATCAATGCAGAGGTGATTTCCGTTTTTAACGTGGATCTGATCCCACGACGCCCCTGTTACGAATGAGAGCGTACGACGAACGACTGCGGCGCGCAACAAGAATTTCAGTGATGGAGCGGACTCGTGAACGTCTCGATGGCTTCGTAGCCTCCGTAGATCGCCCACGCCACGATTTTCGTGAAGCCCAGGAAGAGCCACGCGACGAGGATCGCCCAAAGGATCTGACCATCAGACCACGGCGGCCGCGGCCCGTTGTTCTTTAGAAAAAGCATAAAAGGAGTCCCGGGAGCAAATGCGGAGGCACCATGCTCCCAGGACTATTGTCGCCGCCCTGACGACAATTCGTTAACCGGCCGTCTGGACGAAGTCCACGCCGGTCAGGGGCGTCGGAGGAGGAGGCGGCTGTGTCACGGTGATCGTGTGAACAGCAGTCAGAACTCCCGAAACTCCCTGAGTCGGATCCGAAGATGTCGCGCTCAACGTCAGCGTGAAGCTTGCGGTGTTACTCGCAGGCACCGCGGCGACGACAGACGTGCCATCGGCCGATGGAGTCAGCCCGATTGACGGATCGCTGCAGCTCCAGCTCGGCGAAGTTCCTGGGGCCTGCGTTCCGTTCGGAGGCGTGAACACCGCCTGGAACGTCCCGCTGCTTCCAGCTTGAATCGAATAGTTCATTGGGTTCCCCCCGACTTGAATGAAGTCGATCTTGTGAAGGGCGATATACCGAAGAAGCCGCTTCACATCCTCGTGGATGCACTCCACCTCGTGCAAGATCTTGTGGAGAGTTTTGCGGTCCTCGTGGTCGAACACGAAGTGATCCTACTCTGCGGATGTTACGGAAACAATAAAAAAGTGGGGCCCACCCTCGATCACGCGATGGTCGAACCACCTATGGCGCAAATCTGCAGGACCCCACTCTGTGTGTGACACCGCGACGTGACCTCTTGGCCGACGTCGATGCGATTCTACTTCAGATCTTCGCCCAATCCCACTGAACTTTGCGGCCGTCTTTCAGGATCGCTTTGCCGATCCCGCGGCCGATGTGGAACATCTCTTCGCTGGTCTTCGACCAATCGATGAGATCGGGAGTTGGTTTTGCAGTGACCATCTTGAAGTCGCCGGTTCCGCCGCCTGCAGCAGCACCACCCGCGGCAGCGCCTTTCCCGCCGCCGCTTGCTGCTCCAGCACCGCCGTTTGCCGCGGCCGGTGCCTTCTTGACTGCCATCTTTCCGAAGTTCGGATACATGGCATCGCGAAGCTTGCGAAATTCGCCGGGCATGAGTTCGGCAAACTTTGAGTGAATGAACCGCGCGGCCCTGGCCGCATCGCCTTTGTCCATCAACGCATTCGCATTCCGCTGGAACGCTGCGTCTTTCTTCATCGCCGCCCACACGCGGGAGTTCAGCGCGTTGACGAACTCGCGACGGCCCTCCGGCTTGAGGTTCAGTTGCTTGAAGAATGGCTCGACCACTTTCGCAGTCGCGGTATTGTTGAACTTGTTCACATCCGCGCCGACGCCCTGCTCGAAGTTGGTCTTCTCGCGCTGATCGAGTTCTTGCCTGCGCCTGTCGAGTTCTTCTCTCGCCGGATCGCGTTCGGTGCGCGTGATCTTCTGTTTGTCCGCGAACGCTTTTCCGTCCGCGAGCCACTTGTCGATCTGCGCCGTGAGATCGAAGGCTTCCTGGCCCTTCCCGTCTTTGATCAACGCGAGCAGGCTCTTGATGGATCCCGTCACTCCGGCTTTCTCGAGCGCCGGAATCATGTACGGGAAAAGTGTCTTGTTGAAGATCTCGGGATTCTTGCTCAGGATCTCGAGACCGTTAGTGATCGCAGTGCCGAACGCTTCCGGGTTCGAGGTGTTGAGCTCTTCGAGAAGCGCCGGATCTCCTTTTGCGAACTGCTCGATCTCCTTGCGATAGTCGCCGACTTCGCCCTGGAGCTCCTGGATCCCTTCTTCGCCGCCGAGCGCTTCGAGTGTCGCGGTCATGTCGCGGACTTTGACAATCGCTTCGCTGAGATTTGTCGCGCCGAGTTCTTTCACGATGGTGTTGGCGCGGAAGTACGTGCCAGCCATTCGCTTCGCGGCTTCAGGATCGGTCTTCTTGAGTTTTGCGAGCGCTTCGCGAGTCTTCAGATCAAGCTTGCGGCCGTCGGTGTCCACGCCTTCAAGATCCGCGTCGACGTCCGCTTCCGGCTGCTCTTCGATCTCGAGTTCACCGGCAGCTTCACCCTCGCCAGCACCTTCGCCAGCGCCCTCGCCTGCAGCGCCGCCATCTCCAGCTCCTTCACCAATTCCTGCCGGAGCTCCTCCACCGCCGCCTTCGCCGCCGCCTTCACCACCAGCGCCTCCAGCCCCACCACCACCTACGTTACCGGGCGCATCCGCAACAGCGGAGCCTGCGCCAGCTCCTGGAACGAAACTTGCCATCTGTCATCCTCCCGATTTTTCTTTCAGCGCTTAGGGACACCACCCGCGCCTTGCGGCGTGCTCGCAGGGATCGGTGCCGCAGGAGGTTTCGCTCCTGGGCCTGGCGGGACCGGCGCAGGCGCTTCCGCGCCTGGGGAGGGAGTGATCCCGGCCTTCTGCAAGATCTGATCGGACGCGCCTTTGTCGGCCATGGCCACGTCCTTGTAGTTGATGCTGGTCGACGGCGGCTTCGCCGGTCCACCGGCAGCAGCGGCTTTCGCTTGCGCCGCGGCAGTATGTTCGTCGAAGTGCAGGCATACGTTGTCGTAGCCTTCTTTGTTCGAGCGCTTCGCGCGCCGACCTTCTTCGCCGTTGATCCACAGCCAGCAGGTCATCGCTTCTGTGTCGTTGTCCTCGCGCTTCGCGTCGATGGGCATCGAGCAGACTTCCGGCGGCAGCGCTTGCAATTCCTGGACGGCCGCATCGAGTTGCGAGAGATCGCCGCCAGCAGCCGTGAGCGCTTCTTTCATCTGCGCGAGTTTCTTCATGCCCTGGACAAGTTGCGGGTTCGGCACCGGCGTAGATTTCACCAGGACTTCGATTTCGCCGAGCTGCTTCTTGTAGCTGATCACTTGCGGAATGATCAGATCCGAAAGGCCGGTCATGTTCTGCGCGAGCTCGAGGTTCGCGGGATTGTAGAGCACTTCCTGGAGCTGCGGATTCTTCGCGCTCTCGTTGAAGATCTGCATGAACGCGTTCTTCCGTTGCGTGTACGTCTCCGGGAAGTTCTCATCGCTCTCGGCAAACACCGTGATGTTGGCCTTGAGATCATTGATCTCGAGAGTGATAGTCTGCCCACCGGGAACGCGTTCGTTGATCGACTTGTCGCGGCACTTCGCAGCCCAGCGCACGAGCTGCTTCATCGAAGTGCATTCAGCGTTCTTCATGCTGTGCCAGGTTGGCGCGAGGCGGCCAAGAGCGGAATCGCGCTGAGTAGCAATCGCGACTCCAGAGTCGGCCGTCCCAACGTCACCGCCAGCAAGCGCCGGGTATGCTCCAGACAGCAACTCGGCAAGCGGTCCCGAATATTCCTTGATGAAGTCTGCGAGATTCGCCGGTGGATTTACGGCCGGTTCGACGAAGATCAGCTCTGCGACTGGCGTGCCTGGCTGGCGCTTAAAGCTGCCGATATCGCCCGGCACGTTGGTCTGCTGCTTGATGGCATCGACAGCGAACGCCTTCGAGTCCATCCACTTCTTCGGGACGGTGCGAACGAAGATGTCGTTCATCAGGTCGAGCCAGTTGTTCAGCCGCTTCTGCACCGGCAGCGTCGACGTCCCCATCGCGTTGCGGTTCTGGCCGTCACCCGAATACGCCTGGCCAAGAGCCCAGCAGTCGTCCATCGACTCGTTGCGCGCGAACGCAAACTCTTCGCCGATCATCATCACGTAGCAGCCGTTCGGGAACATCTCGATCAGCTCGTCGCGTTCGGCTTCGTTCGATCCTTGCATCTCCATGAAGTACGACGGACGGATCCAGCTCCGTTGGATCGTGACGTCAGCGGCAACAGAGTCGCTCGTGATGTACGTCGATTGCATGCCCAGCTTGGCGTTCTGGCGCGCCAGGCGCGCGATCTCTCCGGCGGCCGCTGGCGCGTTCGTCGAAGCCTTGATGTCGTCGGCGATCCATGGACACATACCGCGAGCGCGGCTGACGTCGACCTCGGTCTCGTACTGCAGCACATCGACTTCGCTCAGTTCGTTGGCCATCATCGGCGTGAGCTTGATCTCGAGCTTGCCGTGTGCGGTGCGAACTTCCTGTCCGCGCGGAGTGCGCTTGACCGGCTCTTCTTCTTCCGCTTTTTCCTCGGCCGGAGATTCCTGCTCGTTCTCCGCGGCCGCTTCCTTTTCTATTTCCGTTTCTCCCGATGCAGCTTCCTCTTCTGCAGCGGTCTCAGCAGATTCCGGCGTAGCCGCAGCAGCAGCGCCTTCGATTGGCGTCTGTTGCTGATCCACTGGCTCGTTTTCGGGAACCAAGTCATCGGGCTCGTCGTCCTCTTCCCAACCAAATCTCTGACCGTCTTTCACGTAGCGCGACCAGTAAGCGAATCGTCCGTCAGTCCAGAGGTAGCGCGCCGCGTCTGTCTGGATCTGGATCAGGTCATTGTTCTTGCCGATGACCTTCGTGAACTTCTCTGCCGATTCAGCCGCGGTGATCTGCGCGTCCGAGTCTCCGCGCATTGGACCAAATCGAGCATTGGGAACGGTGCGCGTGAGTGCTGCGATGATCATCTGCGCCCTGGCCGAGTAGATGTTCGTCGGCAACAGCGCTAGATCCATCTGCATGCTTGGACCGTAGCCGGTGGATTCACCGGGGATGATCCAGCCGCCACCACGTTGCGGGAGCAGGAATTGAAAGCCGCGGTAGAACAGCGCAGCTTCCCAGGTCTGAATGACTTCGATCAGACGCGCAGGATAGTCGCGCTTCGCCGCTTTCTTGATGAGATCCTTGATGAGGTTTTTCTGGCGGTCAGTTAACTTCGCGTTGGGAACAGGCGACCACTCGAGCCCGGCGAGGACACCAATGCCGTACTTCGGTTCGTCTTGCTCGTTCTCGTCCTCGTCCTTCTCGGTCTCTTCTGTTTCAGGATCGAGTTCGTCGGTGCCTGTGAGGTTATGCCTCTCGGTCTCGAACGCCATCGTAGACTCCAACTCCCAATGCTTTCAAAAATTCTCTGTCAGCGTCGGTGAGGTTCACGTAGAACAAGAACTCATCCAGATCCGTACCGACGCCAATGTGCCAGACGCCGTTATAGTCAATCTGGCAGACGTTCGGATGTAGATGCTTGTCCCAAACGAACGGGACCTCCGCGAGTTTGACGAAGCCCTTCAACTAGCCCTTGTGATGGCGAGCGCTTGCGAACGCCAGAGCCAGGCGCGCACGCTTGCCGATTTTCCCGCTCGAATGTTTGTGCTCTTCCGCGAACTGGTGCGTGCTCTCACCGGCGCGATGTGCCGCGGAGCTGAACACGCCTTCGGTCCCGCGGCGCTTCATGCCGCTCTTGACGCCTTGCATCCATCTCTCTGCCATTTCAACTCTCCTTCGATTCAAAGTAGACGCAGCAACCCTGCGGGGCGACCAGGACGTCACCGCTCGGCAGACGTCTTCGTTCCGACAACTTCTTCATGCTTTCGCCGCGACATCCGTCAGTGGTGGGATTGAAGTACTCGCAGTTGGAACAGCGAAACGGCCCGTCATCAGGTCCCTGGTAGCCT